GTCGAGCTGGCAGCCCTGTACCTGTTCTGCGAGCCGCTCATCATGCACAGCGCCCACGAGTACAAGACAGCAATGGAGCAATTCCGGCGCGTGCGAGCCCTGATCGAGGGCAAAGACGAGCTGTCCAGGCTGGTCAAGCGGGTCGTACAAACCAACGGTGAAGAGGGCATAGAGCTCCAGGGCGCCGGCGGTAGTAAGATCACCGGCTCGCGGCGGATTCGCTTCCTGGCCCGGTCGAAGGGCTCGGGTCGTGGCTTCTCGTGCCCGCGGGTGATCTGGGATGAGGCCTACGCACTGACGCCCGCCCAGGTGGAAGCACAGCTCCCCACGATGAGCGCGCAACCGAACCCTCAGGTGTGGTATACGAGCTCGCCGCCGCTCGATGCGGTTACCGGCGAGGTGCTGCTCGGCGTGCGCCAGCAGGCCCTACGCGGCGATCCGAGCCTCTGCTACCTCGATTGGGGCGCTGAGCGGGGGGCGGACCTCGATGACCGCGAGGTCTGGCGGCAGACCAACCCGGGATATGAGATCCGGATCAGCGAGGATTTCATCGCCCGCGAGCGCGCGGCCATGTCGGACGAGGGTTTCGCGCGGGAGCGGCTCGGCATCTGGCCCCCGAGCATGGCCGAGCAGTGGCAGCTCGTGACTGAGGCGGCATGGGTGGCTGCGCTGGATGAGCGCTCGAAGCGCTCCGGCACGGTCGCCTTTGCCATCGAGCTGTCCGCGAATCGGCAGTGGGCGACGATCGCCGTTGCCGGCCGGCGCGCCGATGGCCTCCGGCATGTGGAGATCGTGGAAGCGGAGCGCGGTACGGGCTGGCTCGTTGATCGGATGGTGCAGCTCCGCGACAGGCACCGACCGTGCGCCGTGGCCATCAACCCGGGCGGGCCGGCAGGGGCCCTCATTCCGTCGCTGGAGGCCGCGGGGGTCGAGCTGCACAAGCTGACCGAGCGGGAGGTAGCTCAGGCCTGTGGGGGCTTTGTAGACGCCATCGCGGGCCCCTTGCCGGAGAGTCCGGCCGACCCTTCGCCGCGGGTGCTCCGGCATATCGGACAGGGCGTGCTGACCACGGCCGTTGCTGGCGCGATCACGCGCAAGATGGGCAACGCTCGGACTTGGGATTTCGGTGCGAGCCTTGTCGATGTGAGTCCGGCCGCCGCGGCGGCAAACGCCTCATGGGCCTTCGAGGTGTACGGCCACAACGACTATGACCCGCTGGCCAACTTCGGGTAGACGCAGAAACGCCCCTGCTAGCAACAGGGGCGTTTCCACAGCAGCCGCGCGGCCGAAGCTACCGGATCAGGTTGTCAGCGTATCACCGATGGGGGTCCGGTCACGCGTCGCTCACCTTGAAGCGGCACCTGGCCCGTGAGTACTCGTCCTGAAACACCACATTGGAGAATGCCGCGAGCCCCCGCCAGTAGATGCGCTTTTCGGCTATCGCGTTGATCAGCCCGAGGTACAGCTCACTCCGGGCGGGGTGGTTACGGTCGCTGTCGAGCCCGCTAATGACCGCACGCGCTTCGTCGATGGTGTCGAAGCGGACGGTCACGGACTCGTCTTCGAACTTGTTCGCGATCTTCACGGGTCAGTCCCCCTCGGGCGTGAGGTTTCGGTGCGGGTCGGTCTTCCAGGCATCCATGATCGTTGCGGCCTCGGCCTCCGTGTACACGGTGCCGACCGGATCGCCGATCCACTCGCTGAATCCGTACTGCTCGTCGAGGGTGATCCCGAGCCGGCTCGCCAGCTCGAAGAAATCGACGGGTGGCAGTACGGTCCACTTCGCGCTACGGAGCTGCTCGGCGAGCCGTTGCTGTACGGCACGCTGCCGACTTAGGACGGAGGCGGCCGTTGCCGCTCCCGTGTTGGGGTTGTGTGGTCGGGGCACCCGAAGTCCTTCCGGAGTAGAGAAAGACCGAGTGCCGTGAAGGCGGTCCGCTGGAGCTGCAACTCCGTCGCCTTTCCCCGGTGTGGCCATCACGGGGTACTCGACTGCCAGGCCGCTTGCTCATCCGGCGCGTTGCTGGCCTGATTAGGGCTCACTTGGCGCGCTAGTCCTGGTGCTCGGCGGGCCGCCATCGCGGCACTCGGTCTTGCTGGTAGAAACACGCTAACACGCCCAGCGTGTCAGCGTCAAGGGCACACCATAACCCGCATTATGTGGCTCCCTGGGGATCAAGGTAGGGGAGCTCGAAGACCAGCTCAGGCTATACGCCGCATCCCGAAAGCCCGGAGCTGGCGCAAGATCCACGAAGTGCGGGCCGCACTTCCCCACCCACGCAAGGGGGCCCGCCGCATTGAACCCCTTTGCCCGTCTTCTGCCTCGGCGCCGAGGCGAAGGGAAGCGCCACGGCGCCGAGGCTCGCGCGGCCGAATTCGGGAGCTGGCCGCTACCCACCAACGCCGAGGGCTACAGCGGCACCTACGCCACGACGGTCAGCGAGCTACGGGTAGCAGAGAACAGTCTCCAGACCGTTGCCGTTGCCGCCGCTACCGATCTGCTGGCCTCGGTCAGCGCGCAGCTTCCGATCGACACGTACCGACGCAACCTCGGCGGCCGTCCACAGCTTGTGGATAACGCCCCCATCGTGATGGATCCAGCGGGCGACAGCTACGGCGCTCCGGACTGGATTTACCAGTATGTGATCTCGAAGCTCTTGCGTGGCAACGTCTACGGCGAGGTGACCGGCCGAGACTCGCTCGGCTACCCGACAGGGATCGTGCTGTACGACCCTGACGAGGTGCAGGGCTGGCGAGACCCTCGCACCGGCCGGCCGGTCTGGCGCGTGAGCGGCCGAGTCGTCCCCACCCTCTGGCATCGGCGCTCGTACCCGCTGCCCGGTCGGCTGCTCGGCTCTTCGCCAATCGAGCGGCACGCCCGCACCATCGGGCAGAGCATGGCAGCGACCCGCTTCGGCGTGCAGTGGTTTGCCGAGGGCGGCCACCCCACCATGCATCTGCAGAACACGGAGTCAGACCTCACTCCGGTGCAGATCACCGAAGTGAAGAACAGGTACCTCGCCCGCGGCACCCGTGAGCCGCTGGTGACCGGCCGCGGCTGGGACTCCAAGCCGCTCAGCGTGCGGGCCAACGAGAGCCAGTTTCTGGAGACGTTGCGCTACTCCGGCGCCGAGTGTGCGCGGATCTTCGGGCCGAACCTCGCCGAGCTGCTTGGTTACGAAACCGGCGGCTCGATGACGTATGCCAACGTGGTCGATAGGGATCTCGCGTTCCTGAAGTACAACCTGAACCGCTGGCTCTCCGACGTCGAAGAGGCGTTGTCGAGCTGCCTGCCGCCCAACATGTACGCACAGTTCAACCGGGCGGCGATCCTCGAAATGGATCTGCTCAGTAGGTACAAGTCCTACGCCATCGGCATCGGATCGAAGTTTCTCCTGCCTGACGAGGCGCGTGAGCTGGAAGACCGGCCGGCGCTGACGGCAGCCCAGAAAGCCGAGCTGGCGGCACTCACGGTCAAGGCTCCGAGCCTCGGCGGCGAAGACGGAAACGCAGGGACCGCGAAGTGAACGGGGGCGGCAATGGCTGATTGCAGCGAGCGGGCAGAGCGCCACGGCCGGCAGACCGAGCGGCGGGCGTATCCGGTCAAGCTGGAGGTGCGGGCCGGCAAGAGCGCCGGAGTGTCCACCGTGGAGGGCTACGCCTCCGTGGTCGAACAGGGTTACGAGATGTACGACTGGCTGGGCTCGTACACCGAAGTGGTCCGCTCCGGCGCGTTCACCCGGACTCTGAACGCGAACCCTCAGGTGCAGCTCTTGCTGAACCATGGCGGGCTGGCGATGGCCTACACGCAGGCGGGAACGCTGCGGCTCGCCGAGGACTCAACCGGGCTGCACATGGAAGCGGACGTCAACACGGAACGCCACGACGTGGCGGACATGCTGATGGCGTTGCGGGACGGCGCTGTCGACGAGATGAGCTTCGCGTTCCGGGTGACCCGCCAGCAGTGGAGTCCGGACTATGACCAGCGGGACATCACCGAGGTGGACATTCACCGCGGCGACGTGTCGGTGGTCAACTTCGGCGCGAACCCTGCCACCTCGGCGGCCGTGCGCGCACAGGATTTCGACTACCTAGACGAAGGCGCTGCACGCGAGCTGATCGCCCGCCTACAGCGCCGTTTCGCCGGGCCCGAGCCGGCGCTAGGCCGGTCGCTCAGTCTTGCTCGGGGGTTGGCCCTCGCGCAGGGCTGATCCTCCGGGACGTTGCGGGGGCTGGCGCTTGTGCCGAGTCTCGATCCACGTGACAGCAACGATCGTCGCAAATAGGGCGATTAGTACGGCTGCATTCGACCACGCCACTTGACAGGTCCCTCCCGATCTCCACGAGCGCCGTTGCTACGGCGCTTTTGCTTTGCCCACACCGTACGCCCCGGAGCTGCCGCCCCGGAGCGCGCATCCGCGCGCCACCACTCGGCTGCCACCACTCGACGAGCGGGCATCAACGTACCCACTATCGAAGGGCATCAATGATGCTGAAGTTTCTTCGCGCGCAGCTCGCCGAGCTGCTGACGAAGCGCTCCGCCCTCGTGGCCGAGCGGGACAAGATCGTGACCGATGCTGAGGCGCGCGGCGCGAACGCCCTGACGGCCGACGAAGACGCAGCCTTTGAGGCGAAGCGTTCCGAGATCGCAGCGATCGACGAGCAGCGGACCGCCCTGGAGGCTCGGATTTCCGGCCTGGAGGCGGACGAGAAGCGCGAAGCGGACGCCGCCGAGGCCTACAAGCGGACCGGGCAGACCGGCGAGCGGCGCTCCGGTGGCGCCACCGTGACCCGCGAGCCGCGGACATACGAGCGGGGCAACGGCCGCTCGTACTTCCTGGACATGGCCCGCATGCAGCTCCGCGGCGACCAGGACGCCATTCAGCGGCTCCAGCGCCACGGCAAGGAGCTCGACGTAGACATGCCGGCGCGCGCTGAGGCGCGCGAGCGGCGGGCCCACTCGCAGCTCGATGGCGTGCGGGACCTGAACGCCGAGCAGCGGGGGAGCGTCTTCGAGAAGCGCACCAACCCGAACCGCACGGACGGTCAGGGTGGTTACTTCGTGCCCCCGCTGTGGTTGGTCGATCAGTACATCGATCTGCCCCGCTTCGGTCGGACCACGGCGAACCTCTGCCGCGGTTTCGACTTGCCGGCCGGCACCGACAGCATCAACATGCCGAAGGTGTCTACCGGCACGGCCGCCGCGGTTCAGACTGCCGACGCCGCTTCGGTGACCTCCACCGACCTGACGGACACCTCCGTCAACGCGCCCGTGCGCACGATCGCGGGTCAGCAGGACATCGCGCTGCAGCTTCTCGACCAGAGCCCGATCAACTTCGATGAGGTTGTGTTCGCAGACCTGATCGCGGACCTGAACGCGAAGCTTGACGTGCAGGTGATCAACGGTTCCGGCTCGTCCGGTCAGTGCACCGGCATTCTGAACGTGTCCTCGATCAACTCCGTGACCTACACGGACGCGAGCCCCACGCTGGCCGAGCTGTACGTCCCGCTCGTGCAGTCCGCCTCGCTGATCGAGAAAAACCGCAAGCTGCCGGCAACCGGCGCAGTCATGATTCCGAGCATGTGGTACTGGGCGACCGGCCAGCTCGACTCGTCGAGCCGTCCGCTGATCGTTCAGCCCGGCGTGGCCTACAACCCTGCCGCGGCGAGCAACGGCCTTGTGGCCGAGGGCTCGGCCGGCATGTTGAGCTTCGGCCTGCCGGTCTACACGGACGGCAATATCCCGAGCAACCTCGGCGGCGGCACCAACGAGACCCGCATCATCACGGCTCGGTGGGATGACCTGTACCTCTGGGAGGGCCCGCTCCGTACGCGTGTCCTGTCCGAGGTGCTGAGCGGCACCCTGCAGGTCCGGCTTCAGGTGTGGGAGTACTTCGCGTTCATGGGCAACCGGCGGCCGGAGTCCATCTCGGTCATCTCGGGTACCGGCGTCATCCCGACTTCGGGCTACTAAGCCTCGGGTGACACGTACGTGTCAACTCCAGCCCGGATCGCACTTCCCCGCGGTCCGGGCTGGATCCCGTTGCCACAGAAGGGCTTGAGATGGATTCCGCATACCTCCAGTCGCTCGAATCGCTGCGCACGGAGCGCGCGGGGGTCGAGCTGACCCCCGACCGTCCCGCGAAGGCGCGCCGGCTCGCCGAGATCGATGCGGCACTCGCCGCCTTCGAGGCGGCGATGCGTGAGGTTGCCGAGGCGCCCGAGGGCGCGCCGGCCGCCGAAGATGCCGCGGACTCCACACCGCGGGAGACCGCCGTACACCCACGTCCGAAGGGGCGCCGCTAATGCCGCTCGTGAACGCGCACTACCCACAGATCAACCCGTACTGGCTGCACGCCGGGAGCCCCTCGGTCTACGCGGAGACGATTCCGAAGATCCTGGCCGCGGGCGATCTGGCCATCGCCGCTACCGGTGTCGAGCTGGCCGTGATGGTGCCGCTTGTTACCGGCACGGTGGTCACCTCGATCACCTTCATTACCGGCGGTACCGCGCTGGCCACCGGCACGGCCGGATATGCCGTGCTGCGGGACTCGGCCGGCGCGAAGCTCGCGCAGACGGCGGACTTCACCAGTACCGCCCGCGCGGCCAACACTGAGTACACGGTGACGCTGAGCTCTGCCTACACCGTGACGGCGACCGGCGCCTACCGGATCGGGATCAGCTTCACGGCGAGCACCATTCCTACCCTGCGGGGTGTGTCGCTGGGCAACGCCGCTGTCGCTGCCAGCGGTACCACCATCGCGGTTACGCACGGCTCGTCCGTGGGCGGCACGGCTCCCTCCACGGTGGCCACGCCGAGCAACGCCGCAGTGCTGCCCTACTTCCGGATCAGCTAGGGGAGGCGGCCGTGCTCTGGGAGTGTCCACGATGCACATACACGGACGTCACTGCTGAGGCACGGCCGCACACCCGGATGCACCCATGCGCCGGCCTCGCCGGACTCACGGCGCCGATGGTGCCAGCCGGCACGCGCGCGAAGGTCACCACGCGCGAGCGCGAGGACTACATCAACGGTGACCTTGTCCA